GTTTCAACAAGCTGTTGATTATTTATTAATGGCTCCATACGTAGAATACTCAAGTGAGTTTACTTGTTCTAAGTGTGGACATAAAGAGAAGTTTAGTTACACAGGAATTATAGATTTTTTTATATAGCTCTTTCGCATGAATCATTAGAGTCCTATTATAGGATGAATTTTTCGTTGATGGAGGAGCACAAATACAGTTTATTAGAGTTGGATAACATGCTCCCTTGGGAACGTGAAATTTACACTAGTCTACTTATTAAGCAAATTAACGAGGACATAGCAAATGCCGGCAAATAGGAATGGATCAAGTCTAAAAAATAAAGAGCAGCAGAATAGAATGCAATCTACTTTAGATAAGTCTAAGAATTCAATGAAGAACCTTGAAGGAGGTTTTGATAAATTGAGAGAGGTTCTTGATGAACTAAACAAAAACGTTAAAGTATTAAACGTAATTGAAGGATTGCAGTTAGCTAACGACCGCGTTAGTAACAAAGATAATATCGATAGAACAGATAAGCAAACTCGAGAACTTGTCGATACTGATAAAGATTCAGCTAAGTTCATGGTTGAGCAGAACGCTCGAAATGAAGCAGGCTTGCGTGCTATTAGAGATGGTGTAATTAGATTTCATTCAGACTTCATGGGTAATAGTAAACAACAACAAGCTGATCGATTAAAGATTGCATCTAAAGAACATAATGATGGCATTAAGAAACACCGTTCTGTAGGTATGGCTCAAATGGACTTCCTCGAAAAGTTTAACATAACCAGTGTTTCAGGACTCGATAAGAATGGTTCATTTAAAAACTCTGAAACTGGTGAGACTCTAACCAGGAAGGAATTATTAAAACTTTGGGATAAGACTACTAAAGACAAATCCCAAACACGCGATTTATCAGTACTTAAAGCCATCTTTAAAGACATGAAGTTCGATAAAGATAATAACTTAATCGAGGGAAATGATCCTAGAACTAAACACATGCTTGATACTCTGGAAAAGGTTATTCCTGGTAACCAGGCTGCTATGGCTGAATTCATTAAGATAACTAGGGATGCTAACCTTTCTGATGATCAACGAGAAGGTGCTATGGCTGACCTGTACATGAAACACGTAAAGGTTCAGCAAACACTAATTGGAAACCTCCCAAACAAGCACGAGTCTAAAAAGGCGGAAGATACTCAAGTAGATCAAGGTAAGAAGACAGTTATGCTGTTAGAAGACTTGAGGGATCAAGGTAAAGGAGATAAACTAGCAAGGAAAGAAGAAGCTAGGGAAAATAGAAAGATCGTGCTTCGTGCTAGCGGTAAGAGGGGTGGTCGTGGTGGTAATAGAGTAATACCTAAATCCGTAGTACCGAGTTCAACTGGTGCTGGTTTATTAGAGACAGGGGCTGCCGCCTATGCCGCTAAGAAAGCAGCTGATGCACTAATTAAAAAGAAATTGGCCGCAAAAGCTGCCAAGAAAGCAGCTGCAGAAGCTGCCAAGAAAGCAGCTGCCAAGAAAGCTGCCAAGAAAGCAGCCGCAAAAGCAGCTGCAGAAGCTACCAAGAAAGCAGCCAAGAAAGCAGCTGCAGAAGCTGCCAAGAAAGCAGCTGCCAAGAAAGCAGCCGCAAAAGCAGCCGCTGTTGCATCTAAAAAGTTGGCTGTCTCAGCCACTAAAAAGAAAGCTGTTGCTACCGCAGCTAAGAAAGCTGCATTGAAGTCCTCTGGTCCATCCTTTATGAAGTTGTTTTCATTAGCTAATAAAGTAGCAGCTAAGATGGGTTGGAAGAAACTAGCTAGTATGATCACTATGCGGATGCCGTTGTTAGCAGGATCAGTATTAGGTGGACCATTATTAACAGCTGCATTATTAGTGTACTCAGCGTATGACATATATCAAGTATTACAAGAGATTGATAAACTTGAGAATAGTGGTTCTAGTGTAATGGATTCAACCAAGGATAAACTAGACTTATTATCTCCTAATACTACATTCGTTGGAGCCCAAACACAATCACAAGCTGATGTACTTGAACGTGTAACAAAGCTTCGTACACAAGCTCTCCAGCCAAGTTCAGATTCAGATATTAACCTATTTGGTAAGGGTAAAGAAACTGGAGTTATTAACTCTGGCAATACATCTAACTCAGGTAACATTATCAACAACATTAACTATGGTGGAATTGACTCTACATTATCAGGAAGAGTCCCTACTGAAGGAATGATTACTCCCGGATACTAAAAAACCCGCAATTAAGCGGGTTAAAACAAGGAGTGTTTTAAATATTTATACTAGGCTTCTGCTGCTAACTTAGCAAAGTAACTCATAGTATCATCGGTGTTAGCGGCAGGTTCTGCGGCCATTGTCGATGTTGGTACATCATTAAACGGTGACTCAATCTTCTCATCTAAATCAACTTGTTCAGCACTACTAGTAACTGCACCATCTTCACCAAGTACACGAGTTAACTTAAGATTAAGTTCGTCATAGCTCTTGTATGTAGAAGGATCAATAAACTCTTTAAGAGAATACTCTTGATTATAGATAGTTTCTAACTTGTCATCTTCTGCTAATGGTTCAACCGGTCCAAACTCTGAACGATCATAGTTTCTAAACCCAGCTACCTGTGCAATCTTGATTTTAAAGTTAGCACCTTTCCACATATCAAATGGGTTAACCGCGGTTTCATCAGCAAACTTAGGTTGCATAGCGTCCATCAACTTCTCAAAGATCTTAGCACCATACTCGTATAAGAATGTTTTACCATTGTTTGCTGGATTCTCAGGATCAGATACCACCATGATATTAGATACGTAATGAAGTCTACGCTTACGCTTACGGGCAACTTCTTTATCCGATTCAATACCAGTATTCCATAACTTAGAATTCATTTCTGATACAGGATCATCCTTACCAATAGTAGTTAAACTCTTCTCTACATACCATTGACCAGTAGGACCTTGAAAGAAGTGATCCCAGTATTTAGCCCAAGGTAGATCATCACCTTCAACCGCTGGAAGGAAACGGATAACGGCATAACCATTACCTGCTTTATCCACGGTTGGCTTCCACATACGATCATCACCGTATGATTTCTTTTTACCGCCTGCTTTTTCAGCGGCACTTACTAATGAATCCATATTCATTGCTTTTTGTTTTAAGTCGTTAAAACTCATATATTACTCCTGTATATTATTTGTATTATTTGTATATTATTTGTATCATGATGTAAAAGTATTAAGCACAATCTTCATAAACTTATCTTTATTAAAGTTTAAAAATGGTTGATACTTAACTACCTTGTTGTAGACGTCCGGCCACAGTATTGTTTCCGTAATCTTCCCGTTTGCATCTTCAATAAAACCTGTTAATGCATTAAGGATACACACTGTCTCTAGCGACACTGTTTCTTCTAAGTATTTATTTATAATGATTGGATAGTTATCTTTATACATTCCTATCAATCCGTCTAAACTATACTCAGAAAGTTCTTCAAGTTCATTCTTAAAATTATAAGAAAGACTCTCAATTCGTTTTAAGTAATCGGTGTATGTAGCTTCATCACGTACCATATCACCGCTCCACTTATTACCTGCAACTTGATGAGCTGCAAAGTAACCCATTACTTCTTCTTTTGTTTTAAATCGTTTACCAATCTTTGTCAATTGATATTTATCAGGTCTTCCCCAATAAGTCTTTTGATTTACTCTTGTCTTAAATCTATATTTAAATGCATCATACTTAGTATTAAAGTGCATGTTAATAGCGTGGGCAATAGTAAAAGTTTCAAATCCATCCATCATATAATTGTTTGTATAGTTATATTATAACACAAAACGTGGTAAAAGTACAGGCTTATTTTAAAATAAAGTGTATTCTTTTTTCCCGCCTTGCAGCATGTTTAAGTCTCTAGCTTCTGCTTCGATATGTTCAATCAATTGGGGGGTGACCAACTTCTTAGCATCTCGCACATCCAAGTCGTTGTCTTCACATAATTGAACAATAGCATCTATATATGTAGCACCTTTACGGGTGCGAACAAATGTTTCTACCATTCTACTAAAGCTTTTCTTGTTTATATCTTCTACTTGCATT